TAACAGTATTACCTACATCAACTACTAATTACTCACGTCCTAGAACAGTTGCTGCGGGGTATGACCCAAAACGTGAAACACTAACCGTTGTTTTTAGAGACGGATTGTTTTATAACTATTACGATGTTAAACCATCAACTTGGAGTGCTTTTAAAGCCACCATTTCTAAAGGGCGATTTATTAAGCAATACTTAGATAGTCATGCTCGTGGCGATGCTGCTATGGGAACACTCCCTACTTATGCTAGAGAAACGCTCTACCGCATTGTTCGTACTAATCAGATATACTTTGAAGGTCGTCAAAGCCTTGTACCTGCCTCTAAAACTGGTTACGGTGTTACCAAAAAACCAAGGACTCAAGCAAACAAACCTAAAACCACAGCACTAAAGTCTAGTCGGGGTAATAAAAAGAAACGGTAACAAATGCCAAAGGCGCACAACATCGGAACAGAACGATTCGTACAAGTAATCAAACAACCTCTGGAATGGGGTAATAAACTTGTAGTCCACGGTTGGACGCAAGAAATTGAAGAACCCTACCGTTTTGCAACTCCAATTATGGTTAGACTACCCCTAAGCCGTATTCTTGTTTTAGGAAAATGGCAAGGAACAAAGTCTGAAGAAGAAGCACTCAACAGTGCAGTTTCGAGAAGGGCGAGAAGGGATGTAACTTACGATGATTTTAAAGAAGAAAAAGGCTGGATACCAGCCCCAGACGAAGATACAGAAGCGTATCTCTAAGTTACCTACTCCAGAGTTAATTGGATGGGTTGAGGCTTCTTTATTTGCTATAGGCAGAGATACTTTTGCTTGGCAGAAGTCGAACGAAGCAGTATTGCTAGATGAGTTAGAGATGGGTGCAGAAGCACTTTTAGAAATCATGCGGGAATTAAAGAGAAGGTCGTAACTTAGTGATAGAATTAACCGTCTCCCTCTCTCAGACGCGGGGTTGCCCACTTCGGTGGGCTTCTCTGTTTAGGAACTAAATGTCTATTGATTTTAATGATGAAAAGTTTGAGGAAATTAATCCCGAACTTTATGCAGCAGAAGATGAAGAAGTTCCGCTACCTCCTGAAGATAATGATTTAGATGAACTATCGATTCAGTTTGTCGAAAAATTAATAAATAAAATTTTAGAGTTCCAAGAAGTTTTGGTTGGTTACCCCCTACACCCTTATCAAATGCCTTTGGCACGTCGTGTTATTGAGTCAGTTTTAATTAACGACGGTGAAGAAATTACCGCACTTGCTGCACGTCAGTCAGGAAAATCTGAAACAGTTGCAAACACTGTTGCAACACTAATGATTCTTCTTCCGCGTCTTGCAAAGTTATATCCAGATTTACTAGGTAAGTTTAAAGATGGTCTTTGGGTTGGGTTATTTGCACCAACAGAGGGTCAGGCAGAAACACTCTTTGGTCGTACTGTTACACGCCTTACATCAGAACGTGCACTAGAAATTCTTGGTGACCCTGAAATTGACGACTCTGCTGCACGTATTGGTGGAGTAACACGCATGATTAAACTAAAGAAGTCTGGCTCAACAATTACGATGATGACTGCAAACCCACGTGCAAAAATTGAGTCTAAGTCTTTCCATTTGATTGTTATTGACGAGTGCCAAGAAGCCGATGACTTTGTAGTATCTAAGTCAATCTCCCCAATGCTTGCTTACTATGCAGGAACTATGGTTAAAACAGGAACACCAACAACTAGCAAAAATAACTTTTATAGGGCTATTCAATTAAACAAGCGTCGTCAAACAACTAGAGGTGCTAGACAAAACCATTTCCAATGGGATTGGAAAGATGTTGCCAAGTTTAACGAAAACTACGCTAAGTTTATAAAGAAGGAAACTTTGCGTATTGGAGAAGATTCAGACGAGTTCCAAATGTCTTACAACTGTAAATGGCTTCTTGAGCGAGGCATGTTTGTAACTTCAGGAGTTATGGATGAGTTAGGTGATACTTCACAAGAACTTGTTAAGGTTTGGCATAAGACACCTGTAGTCGTAGGTATTGACCCTGCACGTAAGATGGACTCAACAGTTGTTACTGTTGTATGGGTTGACTGGGATAGACCAGATGAATTTGGTTACTTTGAACATCGTGTTTTAAATTGGATGGAATTGCAGGGAGATGACTGGGAAGAGCAGTATTTTCAAATCGTTAACTTCTTAAGTAACTACGATGTTTTAGCAGTTGGTGTTGATGCTAACGGTGTTGGAGATGCTGTTGCACAGCGTCTTAGACTTTTACTCCCTAGAGCAGAGGTTGCTTCTATTACTTCTAGTGCTACTGAGCAGTCACAAAGATGGAAACACCTTCAAGCATTAATCCAAAGAAAATTGTTGGGTTACCCTGCCCATGCAAAAACACGTCGTTTAAGAACATGGAAAAGGTTCTACCAACAGATGGTAGATGCCGAGGTCCAGTACAAGGGTCCTAACTTCTTGGTGGCTGCTCCTGATGAGTCTTATGCCCATGATGACTATGTAGACAGCCTAGCCATTGCCTGTGCCCTAACTAAGGATTTAGTGATGCCAGAGGTAGTTCTAACAAGTAGCCCATTTTTTAGTAAAAATTAAAACTGAGTTAACCCTTACTTATAGTAAAAAATCAGAGAAAATCATCTTTGGAATAGGCCATTCCGTCTTACTAACCTTATAAGGAGTCATAATGACACTAGCACCAAACCCACAGTTCCCTGAGAAGGGTTCAAACGTTTACGAAATGAAAGAGGCAGGAAACGCATCACGTCGTGGTCCTCTTCGTTTTGAAGAAGGTATCGCAACTGATACTGATGTTCCAAATGATTTTGAACTAGGAATGCAGCAAGGTTTTGCTGCTGCTGCAGGTCGTCCAAACCGTAATGCACCAGTTCATACAAAGACTGCTGCAGAAACTATGCAGGCACGTGCCCACGTTGGCTCTGCTGCATGGACAGAAGCACCAACATTCCTTGCTGAGTTCTCACACGGGTCTTTCACAGACTATGCAGAACAAAAGACTGAGGTTGTTGCACGCTCTGGTGGACGTACACAACGTACTTCTCCAACCGTAGTAAACGACTAAAAGAGTTTTTTGTCTTTGACCCCCTAGGATTGTCCTAGGGGGAACAAAGTTGTAAAGGAAATAACTGTGGCTGAAAAACCTGCGAATCCAAAACTTTGGGAAATGGTAATTGCTCAAGCAAGAGCCAAATACTCAACGTACCCAAATCCTGCAGCAAGTCACTGGGTTCGAGAGAGATACACCCAAAGTGGTGGTAGATTTATAGACTCAAACAGTCCTATAGAACAAACAAAAAAACTTAATGAAAAACAGTTTGCAAAAATGCAAAAAGAACGTGGAACTAAAAAAGACGCAAAAGACGTGAAACGTAAAAAGGATAAGGGCGGAAAAAAGAGTGACACTAAGTAAGGTCATACGATGAGTTTTGTTGACTTTTCTCCTCCCTCATACAGAGCAGCCTCCTCTGATTTAACTATCTCTATTTCTCCACTTGGTTTAGTGGAACTTGCTGATGAAGAATTTGAAGTTCATGGTCCTCGTTTAAATCGCTACTCTTTAAATTGGGCGATGTATCTAGGACATCACTGGGGTTATCGCCGTGAACAAGGCGAAATGCAAATTGCAGTAAATTACTACAGAGCATTTACAGATTATCTTTCTAGGTTTACTTTTGGCAAGGGAATTGGTTTCCGTAGTCCTAAAGCAACTGAAGCAATTGTTCCAGACCGTTTGCAACGAGTATGGGAAGTAGACAACGACAAAACTAGAGTTCTTTTAGAAATGGCACAGCAAGGTGGAATCTCTGGAGATTGCTTTGTAAAGGTAGCCTACGAAGAACCGTGGACTGATGCAATTGGTCGAGTACACCCAGGAAAGGTTCGAGTTCTTCCTCTTAACTCATCTTTCTCATTCCCAGAGTTTCACCCACACGACCGCAATCGTCTTTTAAGATTTAAGCAGAAGTACCGTTTTTGGGGAACTTCTTTAGAAGGTACACGTCAAGTATTTACATACACTGAAATTCTTACAGATGACCTTATTGAAGAGTACATTAACGATGAACTTATTGACTCTCGCCCAAATCCGCTAGGAACAATCCCTGTTGTACACATTGCAAATATCCCTGTTGCTGGTTCTCCTTGGGGCCTACCTGATTGCCACGACATTATTTCTATTAACCGTGCATACAATGAAATCTCAACAGATGTTGCAGACATCATTAACTATCACGCTGCACCTGTAACAGTTATCGTTGGTGCAAAGGCTTCTAACCTTGAGAAGGGTCCTAAGAAAGTTTGGGGCGGTCTTCCTAAAGATTCACAGGTATTTAACCTTGAAGGTGGTGGAGCAGGAATTGAAGGTGCTCTAAAGTACCTCG